TCTCATCGAATGCGCTCGTGGCTTCGAACAGGTCTTTATAGGCGTCTCGCAATTCGTGCACCTTTTGAACCTGCTCGTCGGCTTTAGTCTTTAGGGAATCGTAAAACTGTATAATCTTCCGAGCCGCTGCCACTGCTGCGGCTGCTACTGCTGCGAATCCGAGCCGTTTGAGGCTTCTGCGAAGCAGCATCGCGCCCTTACTGCCTTTTTGCCCCATCTTTTCGGCGCCATGGGCTACACCCGCGAGATCCTGCTTCGTCTCGGCGGCGCCGCGAGTCTTGATGTGTATGTTGATGTCTTTTGCCATATCAAATCCTCCACAGGGGACGCGCGTTCGTTTACTTCCGTCCCCTGTGCCATTTACATTTTTATGCAGCGGCGGTGATCAGGCCGCAAATCGGCCCGCTCTCGGTAGTGTTGCCGACGCCGAACGGCACGATGTCGATTCTCTGCGTGGAGCGTATCGCAATTTGGTCGTTTTGGAACAGAAATTCCGTGCTCTTGGCGATCTCCAGTACCCGGCGTTCGGCCAGATACGCTCCGAGCGACAGGTCGGCCAATACCGCACAAATCTGGCTGTCCGCCTCAGTGCCGGGCATTGCCGCTGTGAACACCACCGGGTAGCCCAGGAACCACCGCGTTTTCTCGTTCGAGAGAATATTGAACATGTCACTCGCACCGGCTGCACGTGCCAGCTTGTGCATAACCGCACGCCTGCTACCGCATACTGTCAGGGCTCACGCTATTTTCGTAATTCCCACAGCACGACGGTACCGTCCCTGCCGCCTGATGCAATAAACTTCCCGTCGGGTGAGAAAGCCACAACATAAATGCCGGCCTGCTGAAGCCCTTTTCGCGTCTTCCATCCCTCGTCGGAAAAAACCTCTTTCTGCTGGCCGTCGGCAGTATCCCACACTCGCACCGTCCCGTCAAAGCTGCCCGAAGCAATCAGCCTGCCGTCAGGAGAAAAATCAACCGAAGATACCGGGCCGCTATGCCCCTCGAAACGCTTTAATTGTCGACCGGTTTTCACGTCCCAAAGACAAACCGTATTGCTCGCATCAGCGGAAACGCTCGAACCGCTCCTCCCGTCGGCAAAAATCTTGCGGCGTTCGACGCCGGACAATAGTGACAAAATCCAAATTATTCATTCGAACCATCATCGTTCTCCAAAGAATCCAGAACCTGAATAAATTCGAGTTCGAAACATATTTTCGCGGCCTCATAAAGCGCGGGTGGCTTGTCAATTAAAAAAATGGAAGAAAATCAAAAAAATTTAGCTATTCTACGTGATTTTGGTGCAAGACTTCGGGCATTGCGTAAAAAACGTGGTTTTACGCAGATAAGTCTGGCGGAAAAACTCGGTTACAAATCAAGCGTACCTATATCCAACATCGAAAATGGAGAAACTCCCATAAACGTCCTAACCCTCGTGAAGATTGCTCATCTGTTGGACGTTGACCTACATTGGCTTATTATGGGCACGGCTTCGGACGCAGTCATACGCCTCAAACCCTTTGCAATCGCCCACCTGGCCGCACGACAGCAAGATGTGATGAATCTGAGGAACGAGGAGGCCAATCTTGGCATTCGCGAGTCATTTGGCGAGTTTCACGGTTCCCGCACCGATGAAATAGCGGATCAACTCGAAACCCTCCGCTTATATTGCCAGGCCGTCCGCAAATCGCTCAATGAAGTGCTCAATGACATGGGCGAATCCATCTAAGAACTCCAAAGACACTCTTTGAAAAACCCACCCACTTTCAGCTTCCCATTTTTTTTGTTTTCTTGACAAGTTTTTTTTGCCTTTTTCCGCCGACCGGCATTTTCAGCCCAAAAACGCATTTGGATATACTGGACTCTGTTTTCTGTTTTCGCTCATATAGCAATTTCCCTATATGTGCCCAATATAGGCCCTTCAAAGCTCGTTAAAACCGTTCTTAAAGCCCCGTTATCCCATCAATTACTCCGATTACTCGCCTTTCCCCGCTCAATACGACTTTATCTCATATAGCTCTTCGGTTTACAATTTCACCCCAAAATCAGCCCTCACAGCCCCAAAACCAACCCAAATGCGAAAAACAACCCCCGATTTCCCCCAATAGCAGACTCCCCCTATCCACTATGTTCAGTCAAATCCGCCCGCGTTTAATACTCGATAACGACTATATCTTCCGGCACCGCCACCACGTCCCTATGACCCTGCCCAAGCAGCTTCTTAATCTCTCGGCTGTGCTTGCCCGCAAGAAGCAGCAACTCAGAACTGCCAAGACTCGTCACTGCCTTAGCCTCATCATTCAGCATAACCACCGCCCCAGCCTCGAAAACCCCTTCAACCGACGTAATGCCACTGGGAAGAAGGCTCTTATGGTTCCGCACTGCCCGCATCGCCCCGGCATCGATATGAATAGTCCCAGCCGCACTGCTGTTCAATATCCACCGTAACCTGTTACTGAGCTTGCGCTTAGGCAAAAAAATCGTCCCAATCTGCTCACCTGCCATTATCCGCGTAATAACGTTTTTCACCCTTCCCCCCGCCAGAATCAGCCGACACCCCGTATTAGCAGCGATCTTCGCCGCCTCAATCTTCGTCTTCATCCCCCCAGTCGCGTGCGTACTGCCCTTACCGCCGGCCATCTTGACAATCTTCTCTGTTATTTCGAATACCGCCCCAATTGCCTCGGCATCAGCATATTTCCGTGGGTCCCTGTCATAGAGGGCATCGATATCACTAAGCATAATAAGCAAATCCGCGTCTATCTTACTCGCCACAAGGGCACTCAGCCTGTCATTATCACCGAACGCACTGCCGATTTCCGCCGTACTGACACTATCATTTTCATTAAGAACAGGCACCACACCAAGCTTCAGAAGGCTCTCAATCGCGTTTCTAAGGTTCAGATACGTCTGCCGGTGGTCCAGAACCTCAGCCGTCAGCAGCACCTGGGCAACCGTAATGTCGCGTTTGGCGAACGCCTTGCGGTATTCAGCCATCAGTAGAGGCTGGCCTATAGCCGCACAGGCCTGCCGCATTTTCGCGCCCTTTACAGTCTCCGACAGGCCCAACTGCCCGGACCCCATGCCAATAGCCCCCGAACTAACGATTAGAACCTGCCTGCCCTCTGCTAACAGCGACGCTATCTGGCCCGCAATACGGCGCACGTAAGCAGAATCAACGCCGCCATCCTTTGTTGAAAGCGTGTTGGTGCCTATCTTAACGACTATCCGTCTTACCTTGCCAAAATCTCTCATTTAGGCCTCACAATCCTTGCCCAGTGCTCTGTGAGTAAACTTTTTCGCGTCCGGGCCGCAATAGTCGGCCACTACCTGGCCGTTTCCGAACAGCTTGTATTTATAGATGACAAGCCCCTCCAACCCCACAGGCCCACGAGCGTGGATTTTATTCGTGCTGATTCCAACTTCTGCCCCAAGGCCATATCGGAAGCCGTCGCTGAACCGCGTGCTGGCGTTCCAGAAAACGTTAGCCGAATCCACGAATTTCATAAAACGCAGGGCCTTTTGCTTGTTGGTAGTAACAATGGCGTCGGTATGGCCGGAGCCATACTTGTTTATATGCTCAATCGCATCATCAAGCCCGTCAACCACTTTTACAGCAAGTACATAGTCGAGATATTCGGTGGCCCAATCCTCCTGGGTGGCGGCTGTTGCATCGATTATGGCACAAGTCTTTTCACAGCCGCGAATTACGACTTTCTTATTTTTCAAAGCCGCACTAACCGCCACAAGAAAATCTTCTGCTATTGCCTTATCTACCAGCAGCGTCTCAGCCGCATTGCAGACAGCGACGTACTGGCACTTGGAATCAACGCTGATATTGACCGCGGTATCAATATTGGCATCACCATCGACGTAAACGTGGCATATACCCTCGGCATGGCCGAGAACCGCGATATTCGTATTGTTCATAATGTGGCGGACAAACTCATTACTCCCCCGCGGTATAATCAAATCGATATATTCCTCCAGGCAAAGCATGTCAGCCACATCCTGGCGGGTATGCATAAGCTGCAGCCAACCATCAGGCAGGCCGGCCTGGACGCTCGCAACCGAGATAACATCAGCCAGGGCCTTGTTGGTGTTTTCCGCTTCGCTGCCGCCTTTGAGTATGACGGCATTGCCGCTTTTGAGACACAGCGTTGAAATTTGAACCAGCGCGTCAGGTCGTGATTCAAATATGACGCCGATAGCACCGATTGGACAACTCACCTTGTAAAGTTCCAGGCCTGCGTCCAATTCCGTTGCTTTGAGGATGCGCCCAACAGGGTCGTCAAGGCTAATCAGGCTCTTAATACCTTCACACACAACGGCAAGCTTGTTTTCATCGAACCGGAGGCGTTTGAGTAGGGGAGCGGCAAGATTGTCCTGCTCGGCGTTGGCGAGGTCGAGTTTGTTGGCAGATAATATCCTGTCACTGTTTTGTTTCAGCGCCTCTGCAATTCGGGTCAGGGCATGATTCTTCATTTCTGATGTAATGGCGGCTAATTTAAGCGAGGCAGCTTTTGCCGCAGCGGCCGCGGTTTCGGCGATATTCATTTGGGCAACCCCTTTACAATTCTGCTGTGCCTGCATATAATCACTCGCTGAATTATAAATGATAATTGCGGAAAAGGCAATTGCCGCCGCGGGCGTAGCTTAATGGTAAAGCTCCAGCCTTCCAAGCTGGTCATGTGGGTTCGATTCCCATCGCCCGCTTTATCATAACCCCTTTTTTGCCAAACAGTTACAGCATAACTGAGAGGTGGTTATTTGTTGGTGTTTAGTTCTGTGACATATATGTGACAATATCTGGAAGCTGATCATGGCCTCAATTGGTTATATCCGAAGCCGAAAACGCTGGCGGATCCGTTGGCATATTACCTGTTACGACGGAACAATCGACAAGGGCGGAAAAGTTTTTCGCTTCAAATCCGATGCGATTGAATTTCGCAAGATAATAGAGCGTAGAGAAGATCGCCTCAAAGCCGGGCTTGTCAAACCCTCAGAGTTGATCCACACAGCCGTCCAGAAGTGGCTCAAGTACAACAACCGGCATACCACGCGCTGTCAGCAGCACTACACAATGGTCATCAAGAAGTTTATCGAATCGCTGCCAGGGCAAGTGTCAGACATTCGGCAAATCGACACAGGCGGCATCCAAGGCTACATCAGTGAGAAGATCGCCGACTTAACCAACAATGGCTCTTGCAACCCCAACCGCACGGCCAACGCCCACCTAACGGCCCTAAAATCCTTCACCCGTTGGCTATCAGATACATATAAAATCCCAAATGCCGCCGGTGGTATTAAAACCCTGAAAGAGAATCCACCCGATGCGCGTTTCCTAACGCCGAAGGAATACAAAGCCGTCCTTGGCGTTGTTGACGGCGATGACAGAGACGTCCTTGTCTTTATTGCCAACACCGGCCTTCGGGCCACGGAACTATGCGAATTAACGGGCCGCTGCGTCTCGCAGGATAAAAATCGGCTGGTCATCGTCGGCAAGGGTAGAAAGCAGCGTGCCATTCCCCTCAACGTGACGTGTAAGGCCATACTCAAGCGATTGCACCCAAAACCAAACACCCGTATTTTCTTTTCAAAGAGCACATGTAAGCAGCCGCGCGCCCTGCTCTACAAAATTTGCGAGAAAGCCGCTGAAGCTGCCGAAATACCAAAATTCGGCCCCCACAGTTTACGTCACTATTTCGCAACTGAATTAGCGAGGTTAAATGTTTCCATTTCTCGTATTTCCAAACTCTTAGGTCATAGTTCAATTCGTACTACTGAGCAAGCGTACATTCACTTCTTGCCGGACTACTTAGCCGGTACTACGGATGTTCTCGTATCGCCTCAATGAATGGCTTTCCAATACCGCCCTATGCCAACCCTTTTTCTTTGCTGTGGGGCTGTTGCCGTAAGAATGGGGCGGCAATTCTCCATCGGCAATCATTCGCCGAATCGTCTTGTGATCTGCTACACTAAGAGTTTTCATCAATTCTTCTTCTGTCACAAACTCGGCCTGCATAAAACGTGCCCCTTCAATGCGCAATAATCGCGCTGTTACAGTTTTCCGGGGCATTAATAGACATGCCTCGGCGGTCAGTCTGCCCGCGCAGATCTTTCATCATCACAAATCCCATCCTTCGAAGCCCGGAGCTGCAAACACCGCCCGGCTTTCTGTGATGACTCAAGCCATTCAGAGCATAGACTACTTCGGAGCCTTGACTGCTCATGCTCTAATTGACTATCGCCAAGTTGCCCACAAATTACAGCACTCGCCGCCCCCTGTCAAACATAAAATCAAAAAAGTTTGGATAAAACAGTATTTTTAGCGACACACCACTACATATAGGGCCTTGCTGCGTAGAGCATACTATATGTGGTAGTGCGGGTTAATAAAAGGCCGTCCGGGTGAGAGTACAACCGGACAGCCTTCGAATGGAGTTGCCGGAAGCAGACACAAGAAAACTTCCGGGCTATGAAAGAAGCCAGAGGCAAAACCTCTGAGCATTAAAACAAAAGCTGCCCGGTTTTCCACTGGGCAGCCCAAGGAATCTGCGGAGCGAAAGAGTTAAAGAGAAACGCTCCTCAACCGCTTCTGACAGCGGTTTATAATGGAATCTTTTTTACTCAGATGCACTAATCAGGCCAACAACCGGCCCAGCCACTGTTGCAGTGCCCAGGTCGTGATTGTTGATATCATATCGCTCTAATCCGCGAATTGCATACAAATCTCTCTCAAAAAGAGATGAACCGTCAACAGTTGCAGAATTGCTTTCCTCAATGGTAATGGCCATTCTGTCCCCCAAAGTGGACGACAAACTCATATCACCAAAGAGGCAGTTTATCTGACTGGCAGCATCAGAAGTTGGCAGGCACTCCGAAAAGACGACTTCGTAGCCCATGAATATCGGGTTTCCAGCCTGTCCAGTTGCCAAAGACTGAACGAAGTTGCCGCCTGCACTAACAAGAAGTCTCAACATTGTCGCTGCGTAAAAAGCAGAACTGCAATAGAACCTTGCCCTGCCTGGCCTCTTTGCGTATGCCGGACATTTTGCAATCATGTTGGCAAAATCGATAACCGTATGTTCGGCCATCGTGTCACCTGTTGCAAGCTGCAAACCGCCGCCATCGTCAACACCGTTCAAGTCAGACAGCTTGTTTACTATGCCGTTGATTCCGCCATAGGTCGAAGTTCCGTCGCCGATGAAACCAGCCATATCTTCCGCGTAAGCCAGCGACCAGGCAATTTCGTCGCCCAGCAGATTGCCCAGTGACACGGCAGAATCATCGTTCAATTCACGACTGAAAGTAAAAATCATCGCAGGTTTCCGCGCGACAAGATTTATTTGGTCAATCGCTATCGCACTTGGTGTTATTTGTGAACCCTCGCCGACGTAATAGACATCCCCGTGGCTTGTCACTCGCGGTGTCTTGCAAACCTCGGTTTTCATCTCTTGCGGGAAAGCAAATCGCCTGAACACGCCATAGCTGTTTCTCAGGTTGATAATTTGTGGAGTAAATTGGTCGGGAACCAAGAATCCGCCCCCCGTATCGACGCCCTCGCTTTGCAAAGCATTGATTTGCAGTCCGTTTTCTCGGCAATAAGCCATTGATCCAGGGTGTCCAACAACGGAGCCGACAAACTTGGCAAACTGAAACGCATCTTTGTCATTCTCGAAAATCCGAACCTGATTCTTTGCCAGTGGCGTCCTTGCCCTTGCGGGTATTGCCGCCGCTGAATCATGCATCGGCCCGGCGGCCGGGTCGTCCATAATTACGGAGTCAGGTTTAACCTGCCTGCCTGGGCGCCAAGGTGTTCCGTCTGGGTTCGTTTTTCCGGCCTGAATCATTAAGCTGTCAAATTCTACTTGCTGTTCATTGCTAAGGTTTCCACCTTCAGGCACGGAATTAAGAATTTCCTGCGCCTGCTGAAGTAATTTGTCTTTGTTTAACATTTTCTATATTCCTAAAATAATTTCGTTCGTTGTTAATTGAGCCGGACTGACTGTCCCGGCTTGTAAGTGATGAACATTCACCGTGATGCCTGCCGTCATCAGACTGACAAGTCACCTAAGTTTTCTTCATCAAGAAAAGGAATGTCACTGTTCGACCGCCCGCCGTCATCGGACTAACGGGTCGGGTTTTGTGTTGACGTAAAATATGTAAAAACCGCAATGCCTATCGGCACGCGGAATCATACCAAGTGAAACCAAATTTTATATTCCTGCTGACATTCGTATCGCCGCAGCCCACGTATATCGGCAGGCTGAACACAAGCATCGGATTCATCGCTCAAGAACACCCGCACAACAAGCCCGTCCTTCGCATTCAGGGCCTTGCGAATCGCATCCGCAAGCGTTCGACAATCGTCGTAATCCGCTGACCATGCCGTTAAGACAAAATTCGCCGCAGTTAGAGCAACAATCTCCGTCACCGTGTGGTCAAAATCGCCGCCTGCCTGCTCGTATGTTATCGCAGGCATAGCCGCCGATTGTGGTACATATTGCGGAAAAATCTTCGTGCCGACAATAGCCGCCAAGTCATCATCAGCTATTAAAGTCGCGTAAAGTGCCTCTTCGACCGTCATTGTAAACTCCAATAAAAAAGGCCCGGAAAAATCCGAGCCTGAAAACTCAATCAATTATCATTACCCCCGCCGCCGTTCCCCCTCAGCCTTCAGATATTTCAAGTGTTGCTCGGACTGGAATTTCTCAAGTTTCGCACCTGTCATACAGTCCTCGAAGTCGTCCGACTTCCAGCCTGTCTCTCTGTGGTGGAGAAGCCGTGCCAGCTTGCGGGGCCTGTCTGTCTTTTCGTCGCCTTCAGGATATACCGGCGTATAGTCTTTACAACCCTGCTGCCAGAGTAAATGACGTTTGTACATTTCGCAAAGTTCCACATGCGTCAAGCCCTTCATCGCCGACTCGATATAAGCAGGCCCGATAGTTCCCCTGATATACTTACCACATGCGGTTTCAATAAACTCGCGCATCGTTCCCGTCCCCTGCGTAACCTGTTGCAGAAAATCAATCGTTACGGGTTCCAGTCTGAAGCTAATCAATTTAAGTGTTGCCATTGTGTTGTTCCTCTGTATTACGTTAGTGGTCAAATTTTTTTATGCCCATCCAAAGCCTTGCAAATTATGCTTTCGGCCATACTTTTGCGTCCCTTAATATATATTACCCCCCTCCAATAGGACACGCAGATTGAATGTCAAAATTGGTATTTTGGTTGCGAATGCCGCCGTTCGTTAAACGAAAACGGCTTTTTTCGCTTAATATGGACACTTTTTTCGTTAAACAAATCGGGACGCAATGTCTTTAGGCGTTCAATTAAATAATAAACCGCTCGTGGCGTTATCCCCATAAACACCCCCTCTATAGATATATTCCCTAAAATGCAACATTAAAACCTTTGCTTCACGGCGTAACTCATTGACTCATAATACTTTACGGTTTTTCGAGGGGGTTGCGGAACATAGAACAAGCTTGGACACTTGCTCTGTAGTCTATGCAACATCGCCCCAATCGCCTGCCGCGATATACCCATAATCACCCCCGCCTGCTCTTGCCAAAAAAACGTCTTCCTATAAGTCGCATCATGTCAACCGTTTAGTAACCCTTTGAACCTATATTTCGCTTGTTTTTTTGCAGATTTTATAGTTTTTGACACATTTTGCCGCGTACAACCGTACTTTTCCGCTATTTTCGTATACGTCCAGCCCTTTAGATAATCCCGCATGTATTTGCGCTGCGTCGGCGTCATTTGCCTTAAGGCCAGTTTGATTTGTTCGCCTATCGGACATTCCATATTTCGAGAATCCATTATCGAATTATCCTAACAACCGCCTCGCGGCGTGAATAAAAGCCCCGGCCTCCGTTCCGGGGCGTTCCTTTGCTTATCTGTTGATCTGCTCGGCAAGTTCGAACAAATCGCACAAAAACATCAAGTCTGCATCGTCGGCAAGTGTTTGACGTGCCTCAGCAATATGCTCCTCGTCCTCTTGCCGCATCTCGCCGAGCAGATCTGAAAAACAACTAATGTTCACGCCGTCCATCGAAGCCAGTTCCTCCGAAATAGCCAGTAGTAACTTCTCTCTCAAACTAAGTCTGTTAAGAACCGCATTGAATCGACCGGCTTGTTCGGCAACATCTTTCCTTTTGTTTACTTTGTCCTGCATTTTCTGCGTTGCCCGAACTGCCACGTGCGCCCGCTGCTCAGTAGGAAGTTTCTCAATTGCTTCCCATGCGAGCGTGACTGGCAGCGGTGACAATTCCCGATACTGTTTTTCGCGCTGTCCCGTAAGGTTGTGGCAGAGGATATAATCAGCGATGCTTTGCCCGACAAGGTCCTCAGTTGGCAACTTGCCGTCCGCTGCCTCATCCCGCTTAATCACGTCGGCCAAAATGTGCAAGTGTTCCAGGTTGAACTCATCAACGTATAACAGCCCCTTCCATAGACGTTGAAAAGCCCCCTCAAGTTCATCCGCCGTCCTCATTATCCCCTGCGTGATCTCTTCGCGCGCCATGTCCTCTAATTTTTCCTCGTAATTTTCCATAATTCTGCTCCTTTAATAAAAGTGGCCAAGGCTATGGGCGCATCACAACGCGCAGCCTTCCTCACGGAATAGCTCACCTTGGCCATGATTGAATTCAGAATTGAATTGTGACTTTCCATAATCGCCAGAATACACAAAATCCTGATTCTGTCAAGCGCAAAATGAGATAAATTCAGAAAATTTTATCAACCCTGTAGTATTTATGCCTATTCGGTAGTTATCACAACACAACCCAAGCCAGGGGCCTTAAAACGAAGACTGGCAGGTTTTCATCCATATTATCCATATCTCAGCAAAAAAACGCCCCAGTTTCAATTCTAAGCCCTGAACTCAGCCAGAGGCATACTCCAACACCCCCTTAAACGGCCACTTACCGCTCCAGAATGGCCAAACTCTTTCGGCTCGATGAATTTTGCCTTACTTTTCCAGTTCGGCCCAAAACCCCCCACTTATTCACTTTCGGCTCACGAATCAAGTGTTACCGCCATTCATGCCTCGCTGTCTGTCGTGTGCTCTCTCTAACGTCCTTAAGGTCGCTTGCCAGATTCTTCAATTCGGCAAGCTGCTTCTGCTCAATCTGCATCGGAGCACCGCCACCTATCGCCATAAGGGCCGGCCGCTCCAAAACCCCGACAACGCCTTTTTCCCTTATAAATGCTTCCACGGGTGTTTTTGGTACTTTCGTTCGCTCTTTCAATTGGGCCAGCATACTATATAGATTTTGCTTTTCGCTTTCAGCAACCCCCTTCAATTGCTCAACTCGATACTTCAGCTTTTCAACCCAGTCCATGCCAGCGGTTTTCAATCTGTCCGTCACGTCCAGCATAATAGACTTGAACTGCAGCGCGCCCTCCTCTGTCTTTTTCAATAAGTCCAAATCTTTCATATCATTCAGTACACTATTGATATAAACCTGTGTTTTATGACCGTACCCCATTACGCGGTTGATATTCTCCGCCATTAACTGGCCTGCACTTTTACCGAAGTCACGAAGTTGCTGACGTATGGCTTCTATTCTGCCTTGTACGCTATTGTAATCCTTTATCTGTGCCGCAACATTTTCATCAATCAGTTTATTGTATCTATCAAGTGCCTTATTATATTCCTCAAGTGCCCTTGCACTCTTATCAATTGCAACAGCTTGATAACGTGCCTGCATTTTAGCAGACGCAGCAGCCAGTTTTCCGCTCTGGTCTTTCGGTAACTGCCCTGAAACTTTAGCGGCAATAAAACCTAACGAAGAAAAACCTTGGAATGTGCTTTTGGGTAGAACGAAGGTCTTGGCGGCTTTTTCGGCGGCTTTTGCCGCACCTTCCGCATCTGTTTTTATATCCTTGAATAATTCATCAATAACAGCAAGTGATACGCCAGCTACCATTAAGCCCGCACCCAAAATAACCCATCCACCAGGGCCAGCTAATCCCAAGACGGTTGCTTGAGCCTCCGCCATTCCTTGCAGTGCTTTAATAATAAGCCCTATCGCTTTTACAATGCGCGGGGCGATATAAATTGCAGAAGTTATTACAGCTACCCATTTCAATGTTTTAGCTACGACATCTACAAAAGTCATATTAAAATGGTCAAGTATGCGGACAATGCGTAATACGGCAGGCAATAATTTCTCTCCAATATGTTCACGCACATCCCCTATGGAGTTTTTAAGCTGCGCCATTTTGCCGATAAACGTATGTGCTTCCCCCTCGGCAAGTTTGAATCCTTCCGCACCTTTTATGAGAATTGCATTGAACTTCTCTTGCGCAGACAATCCCTCTTTGAGTTTAATTCCATATTTTGCAAGTGTAGCCGTATCACCCGTGCGCGCACGAGCCACTAATCGCATGGCTGCAACTACATCCAATTTATATGCCGCCGCAAGCCCTATCGCCGCCTTAGTTGCGTTCTTTAACTCCGTCCCGCTTAGTTTCGCCATTGACGAACCCATCGCCATTAAACGCAAAACAGCTTCATCGCCATATACCGTAACCTTTTGTATACTCGATGCGAAAGCTTTCATGTTGGCCATTGTCGCATTACTATTTTTTCCAATCAGATCTAAGGCATCGGACAAAGATTTAACGGCGGCTTCCTGCTCACCGTACAACTTTAACGATTGTGAGAAAAACCGAATAGCGGCAAGACCACTGAACGCCGTAACCGCAGTCTTGGCCATAGTCTTGAGTTCTCGTGAAAATCGGCTGACGTGCTTCCGACTCTTATTCATATTCTTCTCGAATGCGCCGGTTCTGGCTATAAGATTAACTGCTAATGTGCTAATTACTGCCATTTTGTGCCTCACTTTCTGTTGTGAACTATTCCTAATATCTTGTAATTTTTCAATGGGTTAAACTTTTTGGTTTATAAAGTGAAAAAAACAGCGTCGGGGGCGAACGGCAAACAGATATGCCGTCTCCAGCTATTCAGACCGCCCCCCCTGTATGTTTGTCGCTTCTCGTTCGGTTTCATGCCGAAGCCCCTTCAAAATTCAAAGCACCAAAATTTTCAAATTTCTTTTTGCTCTTTATTCCTTTGTTTCAGGCCCAAAACTCCAAGCACATTATCATGTACTCACTGCTCACTGACGGTAGGTAGGTGGAATATATATAAGACACTGTCCTTTTGGCATGTTGTAGTGTCAAGAAAAAAGGGGGTTTTTGGTGTCGTCATGCGTTTCGCTCATTCCTTCAACTGTCCTTTTGGCATGTTGTTCAACTGTCCTTTTGGCATGTTGTGTTTTTCTTTGCGAAGCCATAACCGACCTTCCTCTTTGGTCGTCTTGCTGACTTAAACTCGTCTGTGCCCCATTGCTGCCATCGATCGCTCACAGCGTAGCGTGTGACGTCCCTGTGCAGCCCTGAGCCTGTGTGTGTGATGTCGATGAACCCATACTCCACAAGCTGATCAATGGCGTTCCTGAATACTTTCGTCTGGAAGCCCCACTTGTCCTTTGCTTCCCGATAAGTGAATTGAATTTCGCCGTTGTTGGCAATGTGGTACTGTCCCCTATTCTTACAACCCTGAATCGGCGTCATTTGTCGCTTGGTCAAGAACAGCATCAATACGTTGATAGACGATCCTCGCAGTTTGCGAAAAGGTTTGGATTGAATCAGTCTACGGGAGATATACATTACCTCCCGTTTTTTGCCTGTGTACCGCTGCTCACGAGTTTGCAGCGCGTTGGTTTTGGTGTGCATCGTGCGTCCCTTCACGTTTCAATTGAATATCATCCGGCAGGTCAAATCCTAATTCCAGCCGCTTGCGGCCGCCCCTGTTGAATGGCTGAATTGTTGCGACAGTCCTGCCTGTACCGTCACGCAATACGATTATCTCACTTACTTTTGGCGTTATGTTTAGCATGGGGTATCCCTTCTTTTTGTGACACATGTGTGACAAAATGTATTCCCGTTTATTCTTTACACCCCCCCTATATGCCGGTATACTGCAAGCGAAAAGGGATTTTAGGTATGTATCAGGGACGTTACACAACTTCCAAGCTGGTCATGTGGGTTCGATTCCCATCGCCCGCTTCTCTTTTCTTTTGTGGGCAGAGCGCAAGGCTAAGTATAAAAAAGGTAAGAACTTTTTCAGTGATTTCATTGAGTTGGGTCTGTAGACGATGGATCTCTCAGTTATATCCATACACTACTGTCCCATTAACTTATGAGAGAATTGTTGTAACTTGAATAAATATAGTAGGTTGTGAGAAATAATGATTGGGATCGACTTGAAATCTCCCGTAGAC